AACTTAATGGAATTTTACACAAGCGTCCATCCACTGGGCGATAAGATACTCGTTAGAGGGTACGATAAAGGAAGAGCATATCAGCGTAAGGTAGATTTCTACCCTACGCTTTTTGTCACTTCTAAGAAGCAATCTAAATGGAAGACATTGGATGATACATTCGTTGACGAAGTAAAACCTGGAACAATTAAAGACACAAGAGAGTTTGTCAAACGCTACGAAGATGTAGAAGGTTTTGCTGTGTATGGTAATACCAATTATGCATATCAATATATCAGCGACACTTACCAAGACGATGTCAATTGGGACATGGAACAAATCAAAGTGTTCACCATTGACATTGAAACTGCCACTGAGAATGGATTCCCAGACATCCGTAGTGCCAATGAAGAGATTCTTCTAATCACGATTAAGAATCTACAAACGAAGAACATTATTACCTTTGGCACTAAGCCATATGAAAACAAACGAGAAGATTGTCAGTATGTTTACTGTCGTGATGAACAACAACTACTGAAAGAGTTTATTATTTGGTGGCAACAGAACTACCCAGATTGTATCACTGGTTGGAATACAGACTTCTTTGATGTGCCATATCTTATCAAACGATTGGACAGAGAACTCGGTGATTCATTCTCCAAGAAAGTTAGTCCATGGGGTTACATCAATGAACGCAAGACATTCATCAAAGGTAACGAAGAACTTCACTATGACATTCTAGGTATTTCTCAACTAGACTATTTGGAACTCTACAAAAAATATACATATACAAAGCAAGAGTCTTATCGTTTGGATTATATCGCACAAGAAGAATTGGGCGACAAGAAGAAAGAGAATCCAGGAACAGACTTCAAAGATTTCTATACAAACTATTGGGATAAGTTTGTTGAGTATAACATTCATGATGTGGAGTTGGTTGATCAACTCGAAGACAAGATGCGTTTGATTGAACTGCATCTGACCATGGCATACAATGCTAAGATTAATCCTGAAGATGTTTACTCACAAGTTCGTATGTGGGATACTATCATCTACAATCACCTTCGTAAGAAAGGTATTGTTATTCCTGCAAAGACTTCTTCAGGTAAAGATGCACAGTTCGAAGGTGCTTTCGTTAAAGATCCAATTATCGGTATGCATAAATGGGTAGCATCCTTTGACTTAAACAGTTTGTATCCACACTTGATTATGCAGTACAACATCAGTCCTGAGACATTGACCAGCGAGAAACTTTCTGTCAGCGTTGACAAATTGCTTAATCAAGAAGTGGATACATCTTATGTTAAACGAAGAGATCTTGCTTTGACTGCTAATGGTTGGACATATCGTAAAGACATCAAAGGTTTTATGCCTGAGTTGATGGAACAGATGTATGCCAATCGCAGTAAGTTTAAGAAACAGATGCTAAAGGTTGAGCAAGAATATCAAAACGATAAGACAAAGGTTCATCTGTTAAAAGACATCAGCCGACTAAACAATCTACAGATGGCGATGAAGATCGCTTTGAACTCTGCTTATGGTGCGATGGGTAATCAATATTTCCGTTACTTTGATATTCGTATGGCTGAAGGTATTACCACCAGTGGTCAACTATCCATTCGCTGGATGGCAAACAAGTTGAATGCATTCCTTAACAAAACTCTCAAGACAGAGGGTAAAGATTTCGTTGTTGCTATTGATACTGACTCAATCTATCTAACATTAGAAGAATTGATTGAGAAGATTTGTGAAGGTAAAACTACTGAGCAGAAGATTAAAACGATGGACAAGATCTGCGAAGAAGTATTTCAACCATTCATTGATCAAGGTTACAGTGAACTGGCTGACTACATGAATGCTTATAGTCAGAAGATGGTTATGAAACGAGAAGTTCTAGCTGACAAAGCAATCTGGACTGCCAAGAAACGATATGTTATTAATGTTCATAATTCGGAAGGAGTGCAATTTGCGAAACCTAAAATCAAAGTTATGGGTTTGGAGATGGTCAAGTCGTCTACACCTGCGGTTATTCGTGACAAACTTAGGGATTCGCTACAAGTTATTCTTGCTGGCGATCAAAAAGACCTACATACATATGTAATGGGATTTAAGAAAGAGTTCGATAAACTGCCAGTGCATGAAGTGGCATTTCCTCGTGGTGTGAATGGTATGAAACAGTATGCTGGTTCTCCAATTTATACAAAGGGAACACCGATTCATGTTCGTGGTGCATTGCTTTACAATCACCACTGCAAACGAATGGGACTCGACAAGAAGTATCAACCAATTCGTGATGGTGATAAGATTAAGTTTGTTTATGTTCGTACACCAAATCCTCTACAAGAAGATGTGATTGCTTTTAGTCAGCATCTTCCAAAAGAGTTTGGACTGGAAGCATACATAGATTATGACAAACAATTTGAAAAGGTATTTCTTGATGCTCTACAGATTGTCATTGAACCACTAGGTTGGAAGACTCAAGAAGAAAGTTCGTTGGAGGATTTCTTTGGCTAATATCAGAGTAATTAAAAAAGGAATAAATGTATCTAAGATACTGAAACAATTGCATCAGTATCCAGAGGATTGGGGTGCTCAGAAAAATATTGAGGGTGTAGGAGATCTTGTGGATGATTGTGGATTCCCTGCAGTTGAAGCAGGTGTTCTGCAATTAGTCATGGGAGTTATCTCATCTAAAGACCAGTATGTTGGTGATAGTGAGATGTCTGCATCAACACCTGCATACAATCACCACACAGAGATTATTTCTTTCTTAAAGAGACACTTTAAGAAATTTGATAGATGTGGGTTCTTATCATTGCCAGTGGGTGGAGAAGTTGGTCAACATATTGATATTGGATCTTACTATCAAACAAGAGACAGATACCATCTTGCAATTCAAGGTGCATATGACTATACAGTTGGAGGAGAGACTGTAAGAGTAGAAGAAGGTGACTTGATTTGGTTTGATAATAAACAATCTCATGGAACAAAGAATGTTGGAGATATTGTAAGAATTACATTTGTGTTTGATGTTCCACATTCCAAGAACAATCCATAATTGTCTTGCAACAAAAGTTATTGTATAATAGGAGATATAAATGAAAGTGTTAAAATTTTATGCCGACTGGTGTGGTCCATGCAAAGCATTGACTCAAGTAATTAATAATGCTGGAGAGAAAGTTACAATCCCAGTTGAGAATGTAAACATCGATGAAAACATTTTTCTTGCACAAGAGTTTAGAGTTCGTTCTGTTCCGACTATGGTATTGGTTGATGATACTGAAAATGAAATTAAACGACATGTCGGTTTAGTGAATGAAGAGAAATTATTAGAATTCCTGAAAGGTTAATATGAGCATACTAGACAAAATTAAAAAGAATACAACAATTAAAGATTCAGCAATTCTTGCTCAGTCTAAATTCTTCGCTAAGAAGGATATGATTCCAACCTCAGTACCAATTATCAATGTGGCTTTATCAGGTCGTCTTGATGGTGGATTGGTTCCAGGATTGACAATGTGGGCTGGTCCAAGTAAGCACTTCAAAACAGCCTTCAGTTTGCTCATGGCGAAATCTTATTTGGACAAGTATGAAGATGCAGCGTTACTGTTTTATGATTCCGAGTTTGGTACTCCTCAATCTTATTTCGATACTTTTGGTATTGATACAAAGCGAGTTCTTCATACTCCTGTCACAGATGTTGAACAACTCAAGTTCGATATTATGCAACAATTGTCAACAGTCGAAAGAGGAGATCACCTCATCATCATCATTGATTCGATAGGAAACCTCGCTTCCAAGAAAGAAGTAGAGGATGCATTGGATCAGAAGGCAGTTGCTGATATGAGCCGTGCAAAGCAGATGAAGTCTTTGTTCCGTATGGTTACACCTCATTTGTCAATGAAAGATATTCCACTTGTTGTAGTGAATCATACATATAAAGAGATTGGTCTTTATCCAAAAGACATCGTTGGTGGTGGTACTGGTTCTTACTACTCAGCTGATAACATCTTTATTCTTGGTCGTCAGCAAGAGAAAGATGGAACTGAATTGACTGGTTACAATTTTATTATTAATGTCGAGAAGAGTCGTTATGTTAAAGAAAAATCTAAGATACCTGTTAGCGTATCTTTTGATGGTGGTCTTAGTAAGTGGAGCGG